CCGGGAGGTGCACTGCCAAATTTAATTAAATTAAATTTGTGCACCTCCCAGAGCTTACGCTCTAGAAGAGACAAAAGAGTCTCCCGGATGGTGGGTAGTTAGCCCACTGGCAGCTCGTACTAGTACGAGTTACCCCACCTGTGCTTGATGTCGACGGCAACAGGACGTCCAGCACGCAAAAGATGCTCCCTGTCAGTGACTGGCAAGTCACTGGAATTCAGGAAGTACTTCAGCAAGGCGCCAGGACCATCTAGTCGTGAGACTGGAAGCCTGGTAGAAACCATCATCCCCTTGACTTGAGGACGATGGAGATCTGAGCTAATCTTCTGGGTTTCATAACCAAGAAAACTATGCTTGCCTAAAACTGGAGAGGTTTCGGCCACAACAGGGAAGGGAATAATCCGTTCCAAGTGATCGTCAAGAAACTTGACGGTCCTCCAATAACCAGATTTGTAAAGCTGGTTACGGAGTGAGACCGCAGAAACAATCTCTCTAGCATGCCTCCGTTGCGAAGGAAGTTCTTCGCGGGCCTTGACAACAGTAACGTCATGACCAGCGTAGAAATCCTTACCACAAGACTCTCTGAACTTCCCAGTCCAGAAAGACTTGTTTGTGTTAACCTTGAAGCCAAACAGCTCAAGGGTAGCAACAACGGAACTCGCATATTCTGTGGGAACGATAATATCGTCACCATAGATGCGCACCTTGCCAAAGAAGGATTTAATATCCTTCTTTGACAACTGGCGATTGAGCGCTCGCTCAATCCCAAGAAAAACGACCGTCGTGAAGACGATCGCTTCGAAGGGAAAGCAAAGCGCTGAACCCATAGACGCGAACTTGGCCAGGCGAATAACGCCATGGCCAGGAACACGAGCCTTTCGTGACCTGCAAGCATCAACTCCCCACGCAAAATGGGGGAATCGGGCAAGCAGGCTACGTACATGCTCGTACGAAACTCGGTCAGAAGCCTCTGAGAGATCAAGAGTCGCAAGACTCTGATCTCTAGATCCAACCTCAGCAAGATGCTGATTAGGAGTTTGGTCTTCAAAACCTATGAGATTCCGGGCCGTGTCATTGGTCCGGATATTCTCAACGAGAAGTCGCAAAATCCCCTGCTGCACATATTGCATGGCAGTAGGTTCAACAGCGATAATTCTAGGAGATTTCGGTGTCTTAGGGACCGTGATTACCTTAACGGGAATCTCGGCCTCAGGTTCGAGGATATCAACGGAATGCTCATTGTCGAAAAACAATGACCATGATGAGAAGAGGAATTCCCCAGAAGGGAAAATCTCCTCAAGTCGGCGGGGCCATTCTGTCTGATCGTAC